CATCCATTTTTTATTGCCTTGTAACCTACTAGTCCAAAACCTATCTGTACTGCTTGAAGGTCGAGTGAAGAGCATTGAGTCTGCAACAAACCCAGGCGTCCAAGAGTTTTGTGGTGTGGATAGCAGATTAAGAGCAAACACATCCGTTGCAGCTTCAGGTGGCTTATTCGGACGGCGGATTGCCATGTAGATGTATGTCTCAGTATTTTTATTGTATTCAGAACCACCAAAATTTAATTCAAAACCATTTCCACTTATTTTTACGGCACCGGAAGTAGGGTTCTCTGTGTCAGATAAGTTTGCTTGTAGGACAGCATTGCTTGTAGTTGTATTAAATCCACGCATAGTGTCAAGCATATACCAGCCAGTATTTGCGTCTGAATACGTTGCACTTTTGAGCATAACAAATTGGGGTTCGAATCCAAGTTCTACGCGATTGCCGCCAGAACCAGTACCTGTATAACTCCCACATTTAATAATGCTTTCATCACCATCAGTGCCAAACTGTGCATCGTCATGAGCAAAGACGTAGGCGATGTAAGTTCGGCCGGAACCATTTACTCCGCCATCAGTACCAACACTAAATACTGAACTTGTAGGTGCTGTATAATTCCATACGGCTGTTGAGCCTGACGCATTGGTGCTGTTTAACTTTATTCTTTGATCGCCTAATGATCTGTGATAAACAAACCAATCATCTGTTCCGCCTGAGGTAACTTTTACAATAATCATCCCCGGCACACTGGCGAGTGAATGAGAAATAGTTCTTGCTGTTGAATTTCCGGTCCACGTAACTATATCGCACCAGCCAGGCGCTTTACGGAATGTCCAAGAGACGTAATTATTATTACTAAGGTTAAATTGTGCGTTGCTGCCTCCGAGCGTAAATCCATTACTGTTAAATGAACTTACACCCCACGGTGTGAATTTTTCGTTGCCGGCGGTGCTGTTTGTGACGAGTTCGCTGTAATAGCTTCCAGACTCTATTCCTCTTTCAGAGTCATTTAACAAATGAGATGCAGACGCGCCTCGATTTTTTGACCAAACCAATCCGCCTTCACCCGCTAAATCAATTCCATTGTTAATTGTCTGAGATGATCCAGTACCTTGCCATAAAAACGTACTAAAAACATCATCAACGTAAACCGGATCTCCACCTGCTGCACCAGATGCTCCAGCAAGAATGCTGCTCCCAATAACGCTCATGAGTAAGCCAGAGTTACGACAGAATGAATTGAGCCTGTAGTGCGAACGATGTAATCCAAACGATCCACCGACCCAGCAGCAGTGCTTAAAGTTGGCGGAGTGCCTCCAGCCCAGTCAAAATAGCTTCCCCAAGTAATAGTCCTCGATCCAGTGCCGTCTTGTATTAAAAAGATTGATCCAGACTGACCAACTACAAGATTTGTCGGGTTAGCAAGCGTCAAATTTTGGCCCAACGTCAACGTAAAATTATTACTTGCTGCAAAATCGGGCGTTACTGTTGATGCACTGGTTAGCGTTGTAATCTCACCGCGTTGGCTAGCGGTAAACGTCTGAGCTACGTCAGTCTTTGCGGTGTCAGCGTCATACGCCTGGACAGTGCTGCCAATGGAAGACGAGGTAAGACCGTTCTCAGTCAAGTTGTCAACTGTAACCGTCTTAGTGCTGGTCGTTATCGAATCGACCTTTACCGTTCCAAACGCCATTGCTAAGCCAGCCGTGGGGCAGTTGCACCAAGCTTAACTGATTACGCAATAAAAAAACTAAAGAGCATATTTGCGGAAAGCGCGAACGTAACGGCCAGCTGCTTTGCCGCCGCCGGTGAGGGTGCCATCTTCAAAGAGGTTCATGTAAGCAAGGTTGCTGGTCCATTGCGTGGATGACCAATGGGCATATCCTGAGCCGGTATATCTAAAGTGCTCCGAACCAGAACTTTGAAACGCTGAAACGCTCGTCCGAGCGGGATCGCTAGACGTGTAGTTAGCCGTACGCTGTGGCACAGCATAACTGTTTGAACCACTGCCGGTATGATTAGAATTAGTTGATGGTTTTAAATTAAAATAAGCAATTTCAAGCTCAAAACGTGCAGGTAAATACCAATCACTATAACCACCAATACTTAGCCCTGCACAATACGCTCCAGCGGGAGCTTCTCTGCCCGGATCGCCACTAAGCCAAGTAAGTATAGCGGCAGTGTTTGCAGCACCATCATACTCACTAGTAGTTCCCTGAATATAAGTACTACCGGCCCAATTTAGTGGTGTTCCACCGTTGGAACCAGACGCCTTAGGAGAAACAATTAGTCCATGCGTTGCAACACCATTGGCACTGCTGCTGATAGCTCCAGCAAAATATCCCCCTTCCATAGATGTGCCAATGTCAGGCAATGCAACACCTGCACCTGCTGAAGCTGATATTAGTCGAAAAGTGGTAGGGTCCATAATTAGTTAGTGTAATCAACTAAAGCAGCACCACGGTATTTTGTACCGCCATCTGTTGTTGTAAACATAAATAAATGAGTACGTGCATCAGTAAGACTTGGTGCCGTTTGCCCCGCATCAGCGTTCCAATAAACAGTGTTTGGCCACGTAATCGCCGTAGATGAACCAGTGACAACAATTTCTAAAGTGAAAGAGCCTACAGTCCCAGAGGCAGGAGGGTTGCTAAAAGTAATTGTCGAAGAAGAGCTGATAGACTTTGTAAAGTAATTGCCAGTAGCAAGGTTAATATTTAACGAAGATACTGTTTCTGCTGTTTGCTTATAAGGACCATCAACAGATAAACCTGCATTTAGCGTTTGCAAGGCTGAAAAAGTATTTGTTGTGCCAGTATTAGCTTTTCCACTAGTAGCTGTAGTCACAAATGCTGTTGTCGCGATTTGTGTTGTATTCGTTCCACTGCCAGCGGTAGGAGCTGCGGGAGTGCCGGTAAACGTAGGAGAAGCTATGTCAGCTTTTGTCGTAAAGCTAAGCGTGCCACTGCCATTCGTTGTTAATACTTGGCCGTTTGTACCGTTTCCGTTTGGCAGCGTAAGCGTGTTGCTTGCAGCAGAAGCAGGTGACGCAAGCTCGACATAACCCGTGGTCTGTCCTTTTAGTCGAAGTGCCATTAGACAACCACCCAGAAACTATTTGCAGGCACTGTAATAGTTGCCGCTGCATTAATACTAAGCGGTCCTGCTGAAACTACATTTTTGCCTGTGCTGATCGTATAAGTCGTTGTAATCGTGTTGTCATGCTCTAAAGCCCATTCATCTGATCCACCGCCAGTTGCACCAGCAGAAGCAGCCGCCCAAGTGATTGCGCCTGACGCTCCACCACTTGTTAAGACTTGACCGCTTGTGCCGTAATTCGCTCCAGCAATACCAATCTGACCTGCAGGGCCAACACGAACCCGTTCAGTGCCTTCAGTCGTAACTTTGAAGTGGCCATCACTGCCTGTGTCAACAACCTCAGCTTCGGTATTGCCTGCAATGATTTTGGCAGCGTCTGCACCTGTCCCGTTTGACGCAGCGGTCAGCCTTCCTTGTGCATCGACAGTAATACTTGCAAGCGTGTAAGACCCTGCACTTACAGAAGTATTGGCAAGCTTTGCAGCCGCAATTGGCGTACCGTTCCAAACCCCTGTCGTAATTGTTCCAACACTGGTGAGGCTGGAGCCAACAACGGCAGAGCCCAAGCTCGTTGCATCTAAGACTTTTGTCCCAGCAATGCGGAACTCTTTCGAGCTTGCAATATTGACATGCTCGCTAAATGTCCAGGCATCAGTCGCATCGACCCAATTAATGGTTTTGTCTGTGGCCCCTTTCAGGGTTATGCCACCGCCATCAGCCGTTGCATCTGTAGGGGTCGAAACCTTCCCAATCTCAATATTTTTGTCTTCAACAACCAACGTGGTTGTATCAATCGTTGTTGTTGTACCGTTGACAGTTAAATTGTTTGTAACCGTCAGGTCATTGGCGATCGTAATGTCATTTGCAAGCTTGTCACCAGTTACGGCGTCATTAGCAAGCTTGACTGTTGTAACTGACCCATCTGGGACCAGATTGTTAACTAAATTGGCAAAGGTGATCTTTTTGGTCTGATCGTTGAGCGTGTCAACAATCGGGAAAACGTCTGAGGCGTTAGCGACCAGCAGTTCAGTCAGTTCTGAAATCTTGGTATTTGCCATAATCCGTCAGACTTTCCCCGATATTACTGGCATCACGACCAAGTTGAAATGGCAACCCGTTTCCAGGTATTGGTCGCGGTGCAAACGTAAATGTAGTTTGCATCCCATGCCACTTCGCCAGCAATACCTGTAGCAGTTGCAGAAGCAGGGGTCAGGGTTGGCAAAATTGGGCGGCTTCCCAGCGTCACGTTTGCTGCTGTAATCGCAGCCATGCTTGTCAACGTTCCAGCAGCCTGAACCTTGAAATCAAGCTTGCCGTCTTCTGTTGTGTCGGTCGCGTCAACAATTGACGCCTCAACCGTTCCAAACAACACAAGCTCTGGTGTCGTTGCGTCGTTATTGCCTTGAAAATTAATGCTGCTTAAAACGTCAGCGTCTTGACCGGCAACACTGTCACCACGATGGTGATACAAGGTGATATCAGCTGCACTGACCGAAACTGCTTCTGCTGATTCAATAAACAGACCAGTGTTGGCAACAGACTCAGTGATGTGTAGCGGGTGCTCAGGGTTAGCCTCGTTTACGCCAACTCTGTTGCTTTTTAACGTAAGACGAGCGGCAAGCGAACCAGCTGCCATCGACATCAACTGCAGAATGCCATCTTCACTGGCATCAGCTGTATCTGAAACTTGCGCTGTGATTTGCGCGTATGCAGCATATTCGTTTGCATTATTTTTACCGCGAAACTCAAGGTTGCCTAAGTTGTCGCCTGCAGCAGGTGTTGCTGAATTGCGGAACAACACAACATCTGGTGCCGTATCAAGCCCAGTGTCAGTGTTCTCAATAATGACTTGATCAGTCGTATCGGTACTGAACAGGTGTAACTGCGCTGCAGCCGTTCCAGCGCCTACTTGAAAACCAGTAGTCGTAAATTTAGCGACAAAAGCATCATTAGCACTAACCCCAATCTCATTCGCACCACTGCGATAAAAGCCGGTCAGATTTACGTCGCTAAGAAAACCAATCGATGGGGACGAAACAGATCCATCAGGTGCTGTTTTGTGCAGCGTGCCAAAAGATAATTGTTTGTTTTTGTCCGCACTAGCAGCCTCACTAGAGTCAACTACAACGAACACATCGTTGCTGACTGGCGCGGTCAGTGCCGCTAACGTTGAAATAGCTCGATCAGCCATTAAGCAGCCTCCAAGGTTGCAACACGAGTTTCAAGAGCTTCAATCTTTGTAATTGATTCTTGTAATGCTGCCGTCAAAAGCGGAACAAGCATTTTTAGAAAAACGCTTTGAGGCTCAACATCGCCGTTTTCGTCAACAGCGTCTTTTGCCCCGCAAATGCTTTCAGGAACTACTTCGCCAATTTCGTGCGCAATAAATCCGTCTAAAGTTGTATCAGGGTTATCAATGAAGTTAAACCTTACAGGTCGCGCTTGCTTAATTCTGTCGATCGCGCTAGTCAGGTTGACTACATTTTCTTTAAGTCGATAGTCGGAGGAAAGGGTAAAATCACCAGCACTTCCATTCCATTCAATACCAAACCTAAAAAGTCCATTTGTGTTGAAATTAAGGTGTTTGGTAACATTTGCATCGTTAGTACCATAACTACCCATCATGTTGAGGGTTAACGGGCGCTTAGCATCAGCTGTTGCAATATGAACAGGACCATCATCCTGAATTGATACCCCTTTAACAGTGTCTTTATTTGCATTATTGCCGTTGGTTGGATTGACCGTTGTCGTCTGATTGGCACAAGGGCCAAACGTAATTGCGTTGGTCTGACCATCCAACGTCCTGCCAAAAACAGATTGCTTGACTCCATCGCGAATAAACGCCAGTGATCCATATGTACTGTCGTATCGAAGACCTACGTCAGTATTAGCGCTAAAAAATAATGCCGGTGAAGCATCTGTACCGTCTGGAAGAATTGTTCTTCCGTCCGTAGTCCTTAGAGCGATGTAAGCGGTATTGTTGGAATTACGAACCTTCAGTTGGTTTGCGCTTGTGTCAGTGTAAAACTGGTAGGCATAAGCCGTTGACGGCGCTGTGGCCCCACTGTGGTTCGTGAAAGCTGCAGCCAACTGTGTATTGATGTCAGCTCTTACTGCTGCGCCGCTTCCGTTAGCAACAACGCCATCTGCTTGAGCCATTAGTCCTCGCGTGAGCCATATCCCACAGCAGTATAGCTGAAGCGTCTATCTATAAATTCGTCACCATCGAAGGTGCTTTTGAAGGTAATCGTGAACCCTGTAGAGGTTGGCTCTGATATTACGAAGTAATCCTCTGACTCTAAGTCCATGACAGTAGTGCCAACGGATACTCCTGTGTCTCCATCGACATAGAAAGGCTTTTCAAAGATTATGTCTTTAGGGCCAAAGCCGGATTGCTGGAATTGACCATTTTCTGTGCGGCGCTCAAGTTGGAACGTTGCGCCAAGCTCCTCAAGGATTGGCGTCTGATCGTTCCGATCTGTTGTCAGCTCAGCTTTAAACTGGAAGTAACGCCCCACATACGAGTTGTTTTCGAGCGGTATCCATTCCTCAAAGAAAATATCCGACTCCTGCCGCAGATACGAAACACCATTATTTGTGTCCAACTGCCCTCCCATCCCGGAGTGCGCTGAACAGTAGTAATAAAGAGTCGGAGCGCCAGCAGCTAAAACAATCTGCGTGTAGGCACCTGCATTTCCAGGCGTTCCAACCGTCGTCACTCCTGTCGTATATGCGGAACCACCGCCATGCGTTCCATCGCTTGTCGCACTTATTCTTAGTGGATGCCCGGAGTTACTTGCGTCTGCTTGGTCAAAAACGTAAGTGTTGCCCTCTGTCAGCGCTATCGTTTCATTATCAGTGCTTGAACCATTGATCCGATATTTGTTACCACTAGAACTAACAACCGTTACCGCCAAAGTAATCGTGCTGCCTTCAAACTGAATTTTTGATCCGTCTTCAAAAAGAATTTCTGGATCGGCCACAGCAGGGCTGGTTGTCATTTTTGTTTTGTCTTCTCTTCTGAAATAGACCTGAACGTTTGTGTCGTCAGGAATGTCGCCATCAAAATCAGACCAAATGTCAATGTTTTCTGTTCGACCATCAACTAAATCACTTAAGTACAAACCTCTTGCTGTTACAACACGTCGCATCTTGACGCTGTACCTAGCTCCTAGGTCAACAATGTTGTAGAAGAAGTATTCACCGCTAAGTACTTGTTCTCCAATAAAATCAAAGGAGGACAGGCCGTCTACGCTCACAGTGCCGTCAAAATTACCGTCCCCACTTAACACCAACCCATCGTAGGTGTCGTCATAGTAAACATTGCTTGATTGACCTGGAAACGCTCCAAAGTCTGAGTCTTCCCTGAAAATTTCAAAGTTAAACCTGGGAATAGCATCGGGCAAATTAATAAGCGCACTTACTGCATTTCTGCTGCGCTGTTTTTGTGCATTTTCAAACTTAACTAAATATTCCCCATTCATTAATGGCAGCACAACTGACGTCGTTCTTGCCGATACTTTTCTCAGTAAAGTGCTTCCAGACCATGTTCCTGTTCCGTCAAGCTTGCTTGAATGCTTAATAACGGCAACAAAGTTCGCAACGTTTTGACCGCTGGCTTTTGGCGACCAGCGCAAAATAACCTGATCAACGCCAGATGCTTCAATAGTTACTTCTTCTGGGTCAGGCGGGATAACAATTGTTGAAATGCCATCAACACCGTCACTCGTTCCACCGACAGGCACCTCCCGTCGGTTGCTGCCAATCTCAGATCTTTTCCTGTCTGGTTGTGGACCTCTTGCCGTAACTTGTGCATACAGTATGTCGCCAGGAAGTAAATTTGTATCTATATCAACAGAGGTGTTAGCGGTAAATATAATATTCCAGTTGCCTGCGTCCCCTATCCTCCACCTGACTTCAAAATCTGCAACCGGTCCAGTCAATCCTCTGGTCCATGAAATAGTCGCACGATTTGTTGTGCTAGTACCGTTATCAATCTGCTGGAATGTAATGCTTACATCGCTTACTGAATCGGGTTGCCGACCGTAAATAAAAGGCTTAGGCAGGTCTAAAGTTGCGCTATCGCCCTCAACAAATTTGTAAATGCCGTCAACGTGACGAACGCCAGTAACGGAATAAACACCACCTTCTCCTTCTGCTACTGATAGACACCGATACTTTCTAATAACTGCTGAATCATTTGTGATTGAAAACAGAGCATCATCAGGAGGTACTTGAGTAAAAGGAGTTACAAGCGAAACCCTGTTGCCGCTAATTTGATCGCTGAAGATTGGACGGGTTTCAATCGTGCCATCCTTCATAACAACACTAATCTTGTCATTCGCTCCAGAAGGCAATACAACATTTTGATCTACGTCAACAAACTCTCTTCTTGCACCAAGAACTCGGCCAGCCAAACGAGTTGATAGGCGCATCTCATCAGATACTTCAAATATCTGGCCTGGCAATACGTTTAATCCTTCAAGGCCAACTGAAAAGTTAACCGTGTCATCATGCACTGCTTCTGACTGCATGATCCAACGAGCCATGCGTTGCGCTTGGTATTTTGAAGTGCAACCAAAAGCCACAACACTCTTTTCCTGTATTCCATACTTTTCAATCAGGGCTTGATCTTCAATGATTAAAAAATTAGGCTTGTAAAAATTATCGGGGTCGTTATATCTTACGCGGACTCTAGTGCTTCTGGTTTTTAACGAAGAGCCGCTGTAGGAAAAACTTCCATTTACAACATTAGAGTTACTAAAAACATGAATAGCTGCTAATGGCTCTGCATTTTCTTCGCCAAGGTTGCCATGGTCAGCAGCAAGCTGAACATTGTCTGCCTTCCAAAAAATCATTCCACGGAATACGCTTGCCATGTCTTGCAAGACGTTATAAGCCTCAGCCTGCGAGCCAAGCACTGTATTTATTGCAAACCTTGGCTGTCTTCCGTCAGGAGTATCAATCTCCTCGTTGCAATATTTTGCAAGATCAATTAAATCGACCCAATTAATTTTAGCTTTGTCTACAAAATCGCCTGCTCCATAACGACTATTTGTGAGCAAGTCATAAAAACAGCAAATTGGGCAAGTTGTCCAATGCAGATTGGTTGTGAGACTGCCGTCAAAAGGAATACTACTGTTAAACCTAAGACTGCCGTCTGTCCTGACAGTTGCATTTGATGGAATTTGTACTTTTAAACCTTTGATGTCATACGCCCTCGCAGGCAAGGTGTTGTACTCTTCCGAGTCAATACTTAAATGAACAAGAGCGGTGTGAGGGTAGCTAACTTTTACTCGTTTACCTACAATAATACTATTCCAAATAATGGTATCCGCTCTGCTGTTAGCTAAAGGTGTTGTTTGAGGAATGTCTTGAAGGTCTTGAGCTTTGACTTCAAAAGCATCTTCTGCGTTGTCAAATTCTACTTTTCTGACGCGAATCTTATACGGCGCTTTGTTCCGCGTAAGATTGAACGGTTTAGTCTTAAATTGATACTGGGACGTAGAAACGCCTTTAATAATACTTCTTTTTTCTTGCCCTTCAACCCTAAACCATTTGTCTTCAAAGGCACCGCCGTCTTCGCTGAGCGCAATATCTAGATGAATCTGGGCAAAGAACAATTGACCCCGCGCCAATCCCTCCATGGCAGTGCAATACAGCTTTGGAATTGTAAACACAAGCACAACAAAATCAGCCTCGCTGTCGTTTATTGCGCGGGTTATCTGCCCCGTACCATAATCGCGTTTTACGACCTGATTTTCGGCATTAAGTTCTTCAGAATAATTACTGCCAAGCTGCTCGTTAACATCAATAATTGTCGTCTGAACATCGCTCAGCATAGAGCTTTCGTCAAAACGTTTTTGATTTTGAGTCCCTTCCCTTGTTGAAAAATTGACTGTCTGTGCGATCTGCCTGCCTGTAACTAAAGTTTCATTTAACAAAACGCTCTTGCGCCATTCAGCAAGCCCCTCGATCGGACCCTCACAAATCGCATCAATTATTTTAAGGTTGGTTTTTGAATTGAGGGCCATAGTCTTCTTTAGATAAGGTTGTAGCCGTAGCCTTGGACTTTGAGCTTTGTCCTGTCGTTAGCGCCAACATCAATAATTTCAACATCAACTTTAACCCGTCTTCCATCTTTAATTTTGGGAATTTCAAGTCTATGACCAAAGCTAAACTCTTGGGTTTCATTGACTAAGCCTTGCAATGTGCCGCGAGCAACCGCCGCTTCAATATCCTCGCCACTTACAGAAACAGTCAATGTAATTTCATAAGTGATAAAACCATCAATCTTTGTCGTACCTGGCTCACCAACGTAATCGTATAAACCTCGAATAACCTCAAAAAGCACGTCAATGTTTTTTCTTTTGCTTTTTCCGCTCTTGTAATCAAGGCCATCAGCGAAGATAATTTCTCCAGGTTGCAATAGTTTGTCACTACCAGAATCGCCAAAAGTTTCTTCAATTCTTATTTTTTTATCTTCATTGGTGCTGTTTACGTCCCTTACGCCTAGCTTGCTATCCAAGCCGCCCAATGATTCAAACTTTCTTGTAAGTTTTTGCCCGTTAATTGTTAAAGTGCTCAACCCTGGAGTTTGCGTGGCCATTAGCAACGGGTCGGAATCATCAGAAATCTCTAAATTGGCTGCTAATAAATGGCTTCCGGTAATCACCCGGCCATATATGACAGGCAATGTTGCGCCTGTTCCAACTGTGTTTGCGGGTCCGGTAAACGCATAAGACTCAACACCTGAAGCGCCTCTAGTAATTCCACTTGGCCCTTCGCCTCTTACCCGTGTGCCCTGTCC